GGGCTAAGGCGTGAACAATCTGACCTTGGTTCGCGGCTCTCGCGATTCGGACACCCTCGATCCGGTGTCGCGCACAATCCTTGAGCGCGCGCCAGGCACCTCCGTTTTTGATCCGGTCGTCTGCGAGCTCGCCTATCGCTGGTTCTGCCCGCCCGGCGGGACGATTCTCGATCCTTTCGCGGGCGGATCGGTGCGCGGTGTGGTCGCGTCCAAACTGGGCCGGCAGTATGTCGGTATTGAGCTTCGGCGGGAGCAGATTGCGGCGAACCGCGCCCAGGCCGACGAGATTTGTGGCGAACCGATGCCGGTATGGATTGAAGGCGACGCGCGGGAAGCGGCGCGTTTGGTCCGAGGCATCGAGGCGGATTTTGTTTTTTCCTGCCCGCCCTACGCCGACCTCGAAGTCTATAGCGATGATCCGCGCGACCTATCGAACATGCCTTATGACGAGTTCCGCGCCGGTCTTGCGGAGGCGGTGCGACAGAGCGTGGGAATGCTTCGGCCGCACCGCTTCGCGGCGATGGTCATCGGCGACGTGCGCGGCCCGGACGGATTCTATCGCGGCTTGCCCTGGCATCTGATCCAGATCTTTGAGGATGCCGGCGCACGGCTGCTTAATGAGTTCATCCTCGTCACCGTGGTCGGTTCGCTGCCGATCCGCGCGGGCCGGGCCTTCGCGGCGACGCGGAAGGCGGGCAAGACTCACCAGCAGCTTCTTGTTTTCTGCAACGGCGATCCGGCGGAAGCCGCGCGCGCGGTTGGCGAGGTCGAGTTTGGCGACTTGCCAGTCGATGCGGCGGAAGAGGTGCCCGAGTGAACCGGCCGGTTGTCGAGCGGCGCGACGGCATCTTGGTGGTCCGCGACGATCTTTTCCCAGGCGGGACCAAGGCGCGGTTCGTTCCGGAGCTATTTCGCAACGCGGAAGAGGTCGTCTATGCGAGCCCGGCCGAGGGCGGCGCGCAGACCGCGCTGGCGACGGTCGCTGCGCGCCTAGGGAAGCGAGCGACGATCTTCGTCGCGGCGCGGGCCGAGCGGCATCCTAGGACGGCGCATGCGGCGAAGCTCGGCGCGCGCATCGAGGAAGTCCGGCCCGGCTATCTGAGTGTGGTGCGGGCGCGCGCGGAGGCCTACTGCGCGTCGACGGGCGCGAAGCTGGCGCCCTTCGGCATGGACATGCCGGGCGCCGTGGCGGCGATCGCGGCGGCGGCGCGGGCGACCGAGGAAGACCCGGACGAGGTGTGGTGCGCGGCCGGGAGCGGCGTGCTGATGCGCGCCCTGGCTGCGGCGTGGCCCAGGGCGGCGCGCCATGCGGTGCAGGTCGGTCGGGCGCTCACGCCCGCCGAGGTCGCCGGAGCGCGTATCTACCCGGCGGGGCTGCCGTTCGGGAGGCCGACCCGGATGCGTCCGCCATTCCCGAGCGACCCGTACTATGACGCAAAGGCGTGGGCTGTCTGCGTAACAAACGCGACGCTGGGGCGCCGCGTTCTCTTCTGGAATGTGGCTGGGCCGCCCGGCTAGTGCGGCGGCCCGATAAAGGGCGCCGGCCAGCCGGGGCTGGCGTGAGGTGTTGAAATAGAACATGTCGGGAATGGTCAGTGCGCACAGCGCCGGGCTGTCCGGTCCCGTCTCGATCTCCGCCTTCGCCCGTGCCGTAGGCGTCACGCGCCAGGCGGTGCAGAACGCTATCCGGTCGGGGCGTATCCAGCCGCGCGAGGACGGGCTGATCGACGTCGAGCAAGGCATCCGCGACTGGCACGACGGCCGACGCGCACCGCCCATCACGCGGACCCATGCGCCGCCGCTGCCACCGCCGAAGTCGGCCGCGCCGAGTGCGGCGCCACCGCCGGCTACCGCTGCTTCACCGGAGCCGTCCGGCGGGCTGAGCATCGCGCGGTTGCATCAGGCGGAGCTGGCGCTCAAGGTCGAGGAACGGAAGGTTCGGCTTGACGCGGCGAAGGGGAAGCTGATCGACCGCGCGAAGGCGAGGGCGCTGGTTCGGCGACTTGCGCAGGAGGAACGCGACGCGATTCTCAACTGGCCGGCGCGGTCGGCGGCAGTCCTCGCATCCGAGCTTGGGGTGGATGCGCACCGGCTGCAGTCGCTACTAGACGAGCACCTTCGCGCGCACCTTGCCGAGCGCGCGAATCAGGGCGTGGAGTTATGAGCGGCGACGCGGAGGACTTCGCCGGCGCGGACGAGATTCTTGCCGCATGGCGCGACGGCATTCGGCCTGAGCCGCTCTTAACGGTCTCGGAATGGGCGGATCAGCATCGAATGCTCAGCGGCCGTGGCTCAGCCGAACCGGGTCCCTGGCGCACCTCGCGCGCGCCGTACCTGCGTGAGGTGATGGACGCGCTGTCGCCGTCGCATCCGGCGAGCCGCGTCGTGTTCATGAAGGGCGGTCAGATCGGCGGCACCGAGTGCGGCAACAACTGGATCGGGTACGTCATCCACCACGCACCCGGCCCGATGCTCGCGGTGCAGCCGACAGTCGAACTGGTGAAGCGATTCTCGCGCCAGCGCATCGCTCCGCTGATTGAAGGGACGCCTGCGCTCCGCGAGCGGGTGGCGCCGGTACGTTCGCGGGACTCAGGGAATCGCCAGCTCTCGAAGGAGTTTCCAGGCGGCGAGCTCGTGATGACCGGGGCGAACAGCGCCGTTGGTCTGCGCTCGATGAGCGCGCGCTTCCTGTTCCTCGACGAGATCGACGCCTATCCAGACGACGTCGAGGGCGAGGGCGATCCGATCGCGCTTGCCGAGACGCGCGCGGAGACCTATGGCTGGCGCCGCAAGACCTTCCTGGTCTCGACGCCGACCATCGCGGGGATGTCGCGCATCGAGCGCGAATACCTCGCCTCCGACCAGCGTCGTTTCTTTGTTCCGTGTCCACGATGCAACGCGATGCAGTGGCTCCAATTCGAACGGCTGCGCTGGGACAAGGGCAAGCCCAAGACCGCCCGCTACATCTGCGAGTCCTGCGACTATGCCATCGATGAGTCGCACAAGACCGCGATGCTGGCTGCTGGTGAATGGCGCGCCACGGCTGTGTCGGACGATCCGCAGACGATTGGTTTCCACATCTCGGCGCTTTATTCGCCGGTGGGCTGGTTGTCCTGGGAGCGGATCGCGCGCAAATGGGAAGCAGCGCAGGGCAAGGCAGCCGCTCTCAAAACATTCCGCAACACGGTGCTTGGCGAGACCTGGCAGGAAAGCGGCGATGCGCCGGACTGGGAACGGCTCTACGAGCGCCGCGAGGATTGGCCGATCGGCATCGTACCCGCTGGCGGCCTGTTCCTCACCGCCGGCGCAGACGTGCAGCGCGACCGCATCGAGGTCTCGATCTGGGCCTGGGGGCGTGGCCTCGAGAGCTGGTTCATCGACCACGTGGTGATCAATGGCGGTCCAGAGCACGCCGAGACATGGGCCAGGCTGACGACGCTTCTGAGCCGCACCTGGCCGCACGTCAGCGGGGCGCGTCTCGGGCTGGCGAAGCTGGCCATCGACACCGGCTACGAGGCGCCGGCGGTCTATGCCTGGGCGCGCCGCGCCGGACATGCCCAGGTCGTGCCGGTGAAGGGCCTCGATGGTTTCAACCGTGCCGCGCCGATCGTCGGGCCAAGCTACGTCGATGTGACCGAGGGCGGCCGCAAGCTGCGTCGTGGTGCGCGACTCTGGACCGTCGCAGTGGCGACCTTCAAGAGCGAAACGTATCGCTTCCTGCGGCTCAGTCGTCCCACCGACGAGGAGCTCGCGGTCGGCAAAACGTATCCGGCCGGCTACGTCCACCTGCCGCGCGGCATGGAGGCGGAGTGGGTGAAGCAGCTCGTCGCCGAGCAGCTAGTGAGCGTGCGCACGAAGCGCGGCTTTGCTCGGCTCGAGTGGCAGAAGCTGAGGGAGCGCAACGAGGTCCTCGACTGCCGCGTGTATGCGCGCGCCGCAGCTTGGATCGCCGGGGCCGATCGCTGGACCGAGGCGACCTGGCGCAATCTCGAGGCGCAGGCCGGACTTCCATCCCGTCAGCATGAGGAACGTCCGGTCGCGCCCGGACATCGCGATGACGTTCCTGCGCCGGCGTCCGAGCGGTCAGACGCCATCGAGCCCGTGCCACCCTCTGCCGGCGTGCTTCGCCGCAGTGCGCAGCGCGGACGACGCGTTTTCACACCCTCCTATCTGCGCTGAGGTGATGCCGTGAACATCCAGCAGATGACCGCGCGCCGCGATGCGCTGCTTGAGGCGCGCTGGCGCGGAGTGCGCACGCTCGATATCGACGGCCGCCGTATCAGCTACGCTTCCGATGCCGAAATGGCCGCAGCAATCGCGGATCTCGAACGCCGCATCGCAGATGCGTCCGCTGGCGCCAGGCGTCGCATCGTCCGCACCACCGCCAGCAAGGGACTCTAGGATCTGATGCTATCCAAGCTCTCGCGCTGGCGGCGACGCGTTGGCGCCTTCATTGGCGGTTTCGAGGCCGGGCAAAACAGCCGTCGGCTGCGCCATTTCCAGCCGACCCGGGCCCACCTCAACGCGCTCATCGCTGCCGCCGGCGCAGACATCACCGCGCGCGCCCGCTGGCTCGTGCGCAACAACGGCTATGCGGCAAACGCCATCGAGTCCTGGGCCGGCAACGTGGTCGGCAGCGGCATCAAGCCGTCATCGCTGATCGCCGACAGTGCGATCAAGGCCGAGGTGCAGCGGCTCTGGCTCGACTGGACCGATGAGAGCGACGCCGAAGGCTTCACCGACTTCTACGGCCAGCAGCGCCGGGTCGCGCGCGAGGTGTTCATCGCCGGTGAGGTGTTCTTGCGCTTTCGCCCCCGCCGCCCCGAAGACGGGCTCGTCGTGCCGCTGCAACTCCAGATGCTGCCCTCGGAGATGCTGCCGCTCAACCGGAACGAAGTCGCCCCCAACGGCAACGTCATCCGTCAAGGGATCGAGTTCGATCGCATCGGACGGAGGGTGGCCTATCACTTCCTGCGCCGCCACCCCGGTGACACGACCGATCCCGGACTCGCAGGCGAGACCGTGCGCGTGCCGGCCTCGGAGGTGATCCACGTGATCGACCCGGTCGAGGCTGGACAACTGCGCGGCATCTCCCGCTTCGCCCCAGGCATCGTGAAGCTCTTCCTGCTCGACCAGTACGACGACGCCGAGCTCGACCGGAAGAAGGTCGCGGCAATGCACGCGCTGTTCATCACCACCCCGGCGCCAGCCGAGCCGTTCGACGTCGCCGAGAGCGAGGGCCAGGGCGGCGAGCGGCAGATGGACCTGCAGCCGGGCCAGATCGTCATGCTGGAGCCTGGCGAGGAGATCCAGACATCCGCACCAGCCGACGTCGGCCAGACCTACGAGCCGTTCCAGTATCGCACGCTGCTGCAGGTCTCGGCAGCGCTCGGCATTCCGTATGCGTATCTGTCGAACGACATGCTGAAGGCGAACTACTCGAACTCGCGGCTCGCGCTCCTTGAGTTCCGCCGGCGCGTCGACGCGTATCAGCACGCGGTGATGGTCTGGCAGCTCTGCCGACAGGTCTGGGTGCGCTGGATGGATACGGCA